TTATTCAAACAATATCAACACATGGAGGAGAAAAGAAATTATATTAATATTTATAAACTGGACTTATAGCAAGTTTGACTGAAAAAAAGTTCAAAGTAAATAGAAAAATATTTAATTGACACTATTTATAATAAAATAAAAGAAAATTTAAAAACAAAATAATATGGCTGATTTGTTAACCAAAATGCCCTTTCCATATGAACCCAAAAAGAAAAACAGGTTCATTTTGAGATTTCCTGATTCATTGGGAATAAACGAGTGGTTTGTTCAATCTGCTTCTCGACCTAAAATTACTATTAAATCAAATGATATTCCATTTTTGAATACCAAAAGATATGTTGCGGGTATGTATGAGTGGAATACTATTCAGGTTAAACTTCTTGACCCAATCGGGCCATCAGCTGCTCAGGCTATGATGGAGTGGGTAAGATTACACGCTGAAGAAGTAACAGGTCGTATGGGATATGCTGCGGGTTACAAAAAAGATGTGGAACTTGAAATGTTAGACCCAACAGGGGTTGTTATTGAAAAGTGGTCATTAATCCAATGTTTCTTAACTGACGTTGATTTTGGTTCAATTGCCTATACTGATGATGGTTTGGCAGATATTACTTTGACTCTTCGTCCTGACTATTGTGTTTTACTTTACTAATACAATTACAAATATTATATTAAGACCCACAGTAATGTGGGTTTTTTATTTACATAAAGATAATTTTAAACTATTTTATAAACAAAAACTATGGAAGACAATAGTGTAAATCAAATGAATTTCAATTTACCTCACGACGTAATCCAATTACCAAGTCAGGGAAAATTTTATAAAAATAAAAAGAAATCAGTTAAGGTTGGTTTTTTAACCGCTTCTGATGAAAATATATTATCAAGTGCGTCAAATATGGGTGGTGACCAGATTATTTATAATTTGGTTAGAAATAAAGTTTATGAACCTGATTTGAAAATTGAAGATATGTTAGACGGTGATATACAGGCAATTTTGTTGTTTTTAAGAAACACATCATTTACACCTGAATATAAACTATCATTGGTTGACCCTGAAACAGGTAAAGAATTTGAACACACTGAAATTTTAGATGAGGTTGATTTTATTAAAACAAATGTTGAACCTGATGAAAATGGGTTTTTTGAAACGACATTACCTAAGTCAAATACTGTAGTTAAATTAAAAATACTTACTTTTGGGGATATTAAAGAATTAAATGAAAGAGAAGAGTCATATCCTAAAAATATGGTAGTACCGAAAGTAACATGGAGGTTATCAAAACAAATAGTTTCAATAAACGGAAGTACAGATAAAGGTGAAATTGTTAAGTTTATTGAAAAAATGCCAATCATGGATTCTAAATACATTACAAAATTTTTGTCGGATAATTCACCAGGTTTAGATTTAATAAGAGAAGTAACAGCCCCATCCGGAAAAAAGGTACTCACACGTATTGCCTTTGGGGCGGAGTTTTTTCGTCCTTTCTTCTGAGTATCTAAAATTTTTATTAGAAGAATATATTCTGTTGTCACGACAATTGCATATGTCGTATACCGATTTTTTAAAAATACCAACTTACCAGAGAAGATTTTTGGTTGATAGGATTATTGAATTAAATTCTAAAACAGAAAGTTGATTATTTATAAATAAAAAACATGCAAAACACTCCTCTGGATGCAAATGTCCCAAATCCTGAAAATATAACACTTGGTTATAAAGATTTGATATTATATCAAACTGATGTTTTAAAAAATTCAGAATTAATTAAAAAATCTATTGAAGGGGGAGCAAATGCTTTAATTAATATGGATAAAAGTACCTCTTCATTAATAAGAGGTATGGGTGTTACAAGTAGTTATGCTGAAATTTTAAAAAATCAATTAGGTAGAGCAAACACTGAAATCAGTTTAATGGGTGGTAATCAAGAGGCAATTAACACCCTTCAGAAAGAATTTAATGAAGTTACTAATAGAAATATTGTTTTAACAACTGAAAATATTACACAATTATATGCTGCTCAACAAGTAACAGGTGTTGCTGCAAAAACATTAGAAAGTTCATTTAGAAATGCGGGTATGGAAACTACCCATATTAGTGATGAAATGACTAAAGTAGTATCAACCGCACAAAATATGGGTGTAAATGCCCAAGTAGTTTCAGCAATGGTAGTTACTAATTTAGACAAAATGAACAGGTACGGGTTTGGTACAGGTGTTGAAGGTATGGCAAAAATGGCGGCAAAAGCGGCGGCTATGAGAGTTGATATGGCTCAAACTCTTAATGTTGCTGACAAACTTTTTTCACCTGAGTCGGCAATAGACGTTGCTTCGACTTTACAAAGGTTAGGGGCGACATCAAGTGCGTTATTAGACCCATTAAAATTAATGGATTTAGCTCAAAATAATGTACCTGAGTTACAAAATCAATTATCTGAACTATCTAAAACTTTTACAAAATTTGATGAAAAAACTGGTACGTTCCAAATCATGCCTGAAGCTAGAAGACAGTTAAAAGAAGTTGCTGACTCTTTAGGTATTGACAGAGCGGAGTTTGAAAAAATGGCAATTGAATCCGCTAAGATTGAAAAGAAAATGGGCGAGATTGATTTTAAAGGTCTTGAAAATGTTCCTGAAGACCAAAAAATGATGTTGGCAAATATTGCGGAATTTAATAAAAATAGTGGTAAATATGAAGTAACTTATAAAGATGCAAATGGTGCCGTTACAACACAAGCTTTAAATAATTTACAAAAAGGTGATATTGACCTAATAGCTCAACAACAGGAGTTTCAAAAAAAAGATAGTGGTTCACAGATGGTTGATTTGGCTAAAGACCAACTTGGAGCTGCAAATACGTTAGTTGCTCAACAAAACGCTTTAACGTCTTTATTATCGACTCAATATGCAATTTCTAAAGAAGGTAATGAATTTTTAAGAAATGCTGTAAATGGGCAAACAGAAATTTTAAAAAGCGGATTTGAAACTTTTAGCCTAACAACCCAAAAAGGAAAAGACAACTCACAACAGTTGATTGGGGATATACAAGGTCGTGTAAATAAAGTTGTATCAGGTGACATATCTATAACTGAAATTACATCATTATTAGCTGATTTTTCACAAGGATTTGAAACTTTAAAACCAATAATGGATGATGCCGTTAAAATCGCAACCGAAAACACTACTAAAGTTGTAATTTCAGAAGCATTGAAAGCTTCAAGTTCATTTGAAGAAGGTGCTAAAAAATTTGGTATAAATGTAGGTGATTTTGGTAATGCGGTCACTAAACTTACAATACTTGGAAGTGCGGTTACTAATTGGGCTAAAGAAAAACTTGGAATAACTGAAGAGAAAAAAGATATTGCGATTACTGCTGACGGAATGCATTATAGTTTAGATAAAGGGGATATGTTGATGGCGGTTAATCAAAAAGCCTTAGCATCTTCAATAGGTGGTAATGTAGGTCCGTTATTACCTTCAAATGAAGGACAAGCGGTAAATAATACAACATCAGGTAAAAAAGAATTGGTTTTAACATTAAATGTAAATGCTAATTCTAATGACCCTCAAATTAAAAATGCTATACTATCAGCGTTTAATAATGACGACACTTTAAGAACATTAAGAGAAAAAATTGGAGTAGTTGGTTCTGATTATGGTCTAACTGCAACGTAATAAAATTATTTCTATTCTATTTATAGAAAAAAGTATAGATGGCTGTAGAATTCTTATCATTCAACAATTCGGAACAATTTAGAAAAGCATTAGTTGCAAGGAATTTAGCACCGTATAGTATTCAGGGTAATTTTACTTCACCCCAAGGGTTACAAAACTATCCAATTAAATTACAAGACAATTCACCGGCAGATTCTGAAAGTGTAAGTTCAAACTTATATGTTGAACCTGCGTATAGTACAAGAATGAATTTGTATAGTCCCGCAGGTCAATTTTTTGATGGGGCATTAGTTGTTGATAATACGGTTCTTCCTGGTGGAGGAAGTACTGAAAATAACCCTTTAGGTACATCACAACCATATGACTTACAAACATCAAGAATGGATTTATTCAATGAGGCATTTATTGATGATGCTGAAGTTGTTAATAGGTATTTACCACCTGATGGTTATGAGGATTTATTCGTTACATCTGATTTAATTTTAGGTAAGTTACCTGCTGGTTCACAAATATATGGTGATGGTAAAGTTGCTCCAATCATATTTGTTCAGGGAGATTATACTAATTACGAAATATTATTTGGTGACGCCGCATTAGCTAACGACTCATTTTTACAACAATTGGCGGCTCAAAGTTTGAGAGAAGCTACACAAGCCCGTATTGCTAGAGAAATTGAAAGAAATACTATTGGAGCAATTAATCTTGATACTTTAACTAATCCATTTAATGCGACGTTGTTAGCCACAGGTCAAGAACCTTTTGTTTATAGAGATTATACTATTACAAAACCTGACGGTCTATTAGATTACGCTGCGTTTTTCATACAAAAGTTAAGTGGTACTTATTTACCCGCTTCACCTATTGAGGGAAGTTATTTTTCTGATACTGAAATATTAAGATTACGACCACTACAAGCTATTGGTAATTTGGGTGGTGGAAATATTACAAACAGACCAAACCCGTCAATTAAATTTTTACAAAATACAGGTGCTGGTACAAAATCGGTTTTATTTAACGCACTTAACTACAATAGGTTTAAACCTAACTACGCTATAACATCTACACAGGTTGGTAATTTTATTAATAATTTATTTGATAATTTTACTTCAATAGGTAACCTTTATGTTGGTAGACAAGAAACGGACATTACAAATGTTGTATCACCACCAAACGCTTCGCCTATAGACGCTTTTGGAATACCAACACAAGCTCCTGTATATGGGCCTGATAAGGTTGGTATATTATATGAAGGTGACCAAAATTTTCAGTTTGGATTAGCTGGATTAAATTACGAACAAAAACCTTCTTTTGATGGAGGATTTGTTTGGATTACAGAATTTACAAAACCTGAAGCTGGAAGAAATGTTGGACAAGGTGGACAGTTGTTAAGTAATAATCCAAATTTTACACCGTTAGCGTCTTCTTACAATCAAGTTTTATCTACTAACTATACATTTAGACCTGGTTCTATTTTAGATGTTACACAACGATTAATTAACTCAACACCTGCTCAAGGTGCTGATAGATTGGGACATGTTGGAAACGCAATTAATCAAGTGTCTAAAGTATTTTCAGATGGTTATAAAATATTAACCAAAGGTTCAAAAGTTAAAAAATATGTTAATAACTCAGGTACTGAGGTAGGACAAGAATATTGTAGAATCTTTACAAAAGATAAACCTTATTACACTTATGCTAATTTACAAAAAACAGTTGCTAATGACTCAGGTTTAGAAACTAATGGTAACATTAGAAGGTTTACTTATTCTGTTTTAGATAGTACCTACAATCTTAATATTACACCTTTTAAAAATGGTGGGACAAATGTCATTAACGGACAGGTAAAAAAATACATGTTGTCTTTAGAAAACTTAGCTTGGAAAGACACACCTGAATATAATCAACTTCCATCGGCAGAAAAAGGGCCTAATGGTGGTAGAATTATGTGGTTCCCTCCATACGATTTAACTTTTGATGATAGTTCTACACCATCATTTAATGAAACTGATTTTATCGGTAGACCTGAACCAATATATACTTATAAAAATACTAAAAGGTCGGGTAGTATAAATTTTAAAATTATTGTTGACCATCCGTCCGTGTTAAATTTAATTGTTAATAAAGAATTACAAAATCAATCTAACTCAACTATAACATCGGTAGTTGATTCATTTTTTGCAGGATGTCAAAGGTATGATATATATGAATTAGCTCAGAAATTTAGTTCATTAAGTTTAGGTACTATTGACGAAGTTTATCAACAGGTATTGGAAAGTTTAGATACGTCAGAAAGTGATAAAGTAGACGCTCTAACACAAATACCACAAGAGGATAATTCAGGGCCAAAAGAATTACCTAATTTAAGTTCATATGTTGGTAACGGAATATATTTTAATGCTGATACTACAGAAAATAGTAACTATGACCAATCATATGAAAACATATATAACCAACTTGTCACAAATATAAACTCTGAATCTTTTGATGGTATTGATGCTTCTAAAAGTTTTTTAGAAAATACAATAACTCCAAATTACAATAATTTTATTGAATTAGCTCAAGAAATTGCGGATGCTTTAGTTAATAACAATGAGGTTAAAATAGATTTAAAGGCTACTAATTTTGGTGTTGGTGGTATTTCGGGGCCTGAATCACAAAATTTAGGTGAAGATAGAAAACAAAGTATTATTGAATATTTTAATCAACTTGTATATCAAGGTACAAATATTTCAGAGTATGTTGACTCCAGAAGATTAAAAATTGATGTTAACTCTGGAACTATTGATAATTACAAACCTAAAGATAGTAGTCAAACTTATAATTGTAATGGTAATAATATTGCCGATGAATATAATGTAATCCGTGTTGCTTGTAGTACTTTGGTTATCAGTAAAATTACTGTACAACCGTATACACCATTTGGTACAAAAGTTGCTAAATCGGTGAGTGAAGGTTATAATAATACTTTTGGATTAAAACAAGTACCTGTTGCCGATTTTCAGAGTAAATTAAAAAATGTAACAAAAAGACTTATTAGAGAACTTTTAAATGAACAAAATTATTTTGAAACGATAAAAAACTCTGACCCATTTTTATATGATGGTATTAAACAAAGAATTAAATTTTTTAATCCATTATTCCATTCTATAACACCTGAAGGTTTTAACTCAAGAATTACATTTTTAAATCAATGTGTAAGACCAGGTAGAACCATACCTACAACAACTGATAATCAAGGAGGTGTTAAAAACAAAGACGCATTTAATACTAATTTTGGTAGACCTCCAATTTTAATTTTAAGAGTTGGTGATTTTTATAATTGTAAAATTGTACCTGATACATTATCGTTTACTTATGAACAATTAGATTTTAATCCTGAAGGAATTGGTGTGCAACCAGCGATTGTTAATGTTAAACTTGGTTTTAAAATGATTGGTGGTCACGGACTAAAAGAACCAATTGAAAAACTTCAAAATGCTTTGAGTTTTAATTTTTATGCAAATACTGAAGTATACGATGAAAGAGCGGATGCAACTGATGATACTAATGTTGAATCTTTCATTTTAAGTAATCAACAATCAAGTAATATTAGTCAGGCAAATGCGGCATTTGCGAATTCAACACCTTCTATGAGTAATCAACTTAATACCCAAATAACAAATAATGGGGGTACACAAGCTGGGAATATTACTAATTCACAAACTTCAGGTGGTGTTGAAACGGGTACATTATTATACGGTGGTTTGTTTGATAACACAGTTGTCTATACTCAAAACTATTTTAATAATATTGAAAGTTTTGTGACAAAAATTGTTCAAACCACAAACTATGGTGTTTATAAACAAGTAAGTTCTGAAAAACAGTTTGTAACAGGTTCATTGAATAGTTTAGATACACCCGTTACAAACGTTAAGATACTTGGTAAAATGGTTAATTACAACAATTATCTTTTAAATGTTGCAAATGAACTAAGTACTGAAATTACTAATGGAACTGATTTTTTAATTTCAGCATTAATTGTTAATAATGTATCAACATCGGACATTAGAGCGGTAAGGGCTAATTATATATCCCAAGTATCAAATCAGGTTAATAATATCATTTCTAAAATATCTAGTCAAATACAAAGTGTTTCTAATACACAAGTTGGAATATATCAAAATTATAGAAAACTTGATTTAATATGTTCAGCGACTGATGGTAAAATCACATCACTTGGAAGTCCTTATGTTTATACTCTTACAGGATTACCTGACGGGGCAAGTGATACACTAACCTCAATAAGAACTGACTATATTAAATTAGCCTCTGACGTTCAATCATACTATACATTATTGAATTCTAATGATATTATTATTGACGTGACAACTCCAAGTACAACATTTACACCTATATCAAGTCAAAATATTGCGGGTAATTTAAATAGATTTTTCACTCTTTTCTGTAATGAAATAATTGATAACAATTCAAGGCAAAGTTTAATTAATAATTTAACTTTAAATTTAGTTTCAGATACTGTACAGTTAACAAAAAGTATTGTCGAAACTACAATTAATGGATTAGTCTCAAGTTTTACAGTTGAAAAAAATGCACAAACAAATAAGGTTGACACTTTCTTTAATTCACCTGACTATTTAAGTTATAAAAATTATAATCCACAAGTGTCAAACCAAAGTATTGTTGGAAAAACAAGAAATTTCTCTTATACAAGTGCAGGTGCGACTCCTACACAAAACGAAAATTTGAAAAATTTGTATTCGAATGTGAATGTTAATTTAGATAAAACGACCTTTAACGGAAAAATAATTTTTGACTGATGGCTAACGAATATTACAATAGATACCAAAATTTTACTGTTGATGGAACAACTACATATATCCCTTTTGTTAATATTCCATTAAAAACTACTGATAAGAAATACATCTATAAGTTAGGGGTATCAAGATTAGATAAAGTTTCTCAGTTATATTATAACTCACCATTTTATGGTTGGTTGATATTACAGTCAAATCCACAATATAGTGGTTCTGAATTAAATATTCCTGATAATGCCGTGCTGAATATACCATTCCCTTTATTGAGTTCTTTGTTAGATTATAAAACAGCAGTGAAAGAATATTTCTATTATTATGGACAGTGAGAATATATACGTTTTTCCAAGTACATGTGATAACATTTTTGTTATTAACCCAAATAAGGTTACTAACCAATATGGTAATGCGGAAGATAGAAATATAAAACAAGAAAACTTAATTTATTACGCTAATTTAGAGTGTGACCTTGAACCAAGAAGTAGACTAATTTCAGGGGCGGACAAAACCACTGTAAAAACAGTTTCATTGGCAAGTATGAATTTTTTAAATCCTACAGGGACAGGTGCGTTAACTACTGAATGGACGGGAATACAAGACACAACTGCTAATCAAAACCAAATTGCTAATCAACTTCTTGGAATAAAAGGGATTTCATACCGAGTAGGTTTAAGTTATATCCCAACAATTACAATAAATTTAGAAGATATTAAAGGTAGAGCTCTATTTGAAAGTGGTGAAAATTCACCATATTCTGCGTTTTTTAATTTACCATACCCAACATTTTATTTAACACTTAAAGGTTACTATGGTAAGGCGGTTAGATACCCATTAATTTTACAAAAATTTACATCTTCATTTAATTCATCTACAGGTAATTTTGATATTAGTTTGGTAATGATTGGTTATAAGTTTAATGTGTTAACCGATATTACAATGGCGGAACTTTTTGCGGTTCCACAGATGTATCTTAAAAGAACTAATGTGTCACAAGGTGAAAATACTGGAAATCAAACACAAACTAATACCCAACAAATAACTCAACTTGGGTATGAAAAGATTAGAGATGTTTATACTGATTATAAAAACTTAGGATTAATTCCGAAAGATTTCCCCGAATTAACGGTACAACAGTTATCAACAAAATTGGATAATTTTATCAATTATAGTTTAGCAAAATTTGGTCAATCAAATCTAACACCGCTTAATGATATTGATACATACTCACAAGATTTAACACAATATCGTGGAGAAATTTATAATTTTACTACTTCGTGGTTTAATCTAAATTTAGATGCTACGAATTTCTTTATTTCAAACCCAATCAATAATGTCAGATATAAAATCTACACTTATAAGTTATCAAATTTTCAAAAATTAGATACAGTTGCAATCAGTGATATTGATTCCCAATATTCTAAATTACAATCAATTATTACACAAAATAATGAAAATTTAAAAAATAATACAACTTTTGGTTCAGGTGAATATAAAATTGAAAACCCAATAGATATTCAAAATATAAGAACTGATGATACTAATATTGATTATGTTGAAACATATAAACAAAGAAATAATGTGGAAACAGTAAATCAAGACCAAGTCACATCAATTGTCAATGAGATTGATAATTTAAAAAATATTTTTAAAGAAAGTGAAGTTGGATTTTTATTTCAATTTGATGGGGCAAGTAGATTTTTAGATTTAACATATGAGTTAGATAAAATATTAAATGATAAAAAAACATTAATTGAAGATAAACTTACTAAAGAATTATCAAGTTTTATACAAACAACAAGTGGATTAGGATTTTCACCAACAATAAGAAATGTAGTTGCGGTTATCATGGCATCTGCAGAGGCCTTTTTAAGATTAATGCAAGATGTTCATAAAAAAGCATTTGATGTTAGAAACAGTGAAATAAAAAAGTTAGTAACTAAAAATGATTCTGCATCACAGTTATCACCTGTATATCCTTGGCCTCAATTTGTAGTTGAAAAAAATATTGATGGTCAAGTGAAATTTGAAATACAATATCCTGGCGATAATTCAGTTATATCGATAACTAAAGGAAATAATTATACTATTTGGCCTGAAGTCGAGTTTGTCGAAGAGTTTTTAAAAGGTTATTTACAAAGAGAAATACCCCCAATCCCACCAACACCGACTAATGAAGGTATTAATCGAATTTTAATTTCAGGGTTTGATACGTTACCAAGTAATGAGCCATATAGTAATTTAACTGAAAGTAAATTTTTATATGAAGTTTGGGAAAGAATTCAAACAATAACACAATATAACGGATTTCAAAAAAATAATGACAGTTCAACTAATCAAAATATATTAAACTACTTAGCTGAAACAGAAAGTCTGAATGTATTTAACGCTTTAAATTCGGGTAATCGAGAAAATTCACCAAGATTAAATTTTCTTTTTAAAACATCGAACTTTACTAAAGATTCTTATTTTTCTGAACTTGTTAATTTACAACAGGATTATTCAATTTATTCACAAGGGTATTTTGTAACTGATTATTTAAAAAGAGAAGTTAATGAAAATCCGAATAAAATTTTATTTGAAGATTTACCAACAATTCAAATAACCAATGACAAAGAAAAATACATGGTAAATTATTTAAATTCTAATGTCCATAATGACATTAGTTTTACTGATACATATCCATATATTGATTCAAATTGGAATTACGCTAATTTAGCTGCGGGACAAAATAATACAAAGTTTAAAAACATAAACTCAACAGAGTTTTCAATTTATTATAACACATACTTTAAAAAAGTTACAAATTTTGAAGACTCTTCAGTTGTCGGTACTAATGGTAATAAAACAAAACTACGACCATATACTGATTATAATTGGAGGTCTAATGAAATAACACTACCTGTTGATTTACAAACTTTTTATAATAATAGAAAATCTACAGAATTTTTACCGACAGAAGGGTTTATTAATTACATTGACTCTGAATTAACCAATAAACAAACAACTTCAATTCTTAATACACCTTATTTTATTAACGCAATACAAAAAGGTATTAACGCAACTTTAAATGGTCAAAGTAGTGCCTATTTAGAAGCGTCTTATCTTTTCTTAAACAGTTTACCTTTATCAACATTAAAAGAAAGATATTTGTCATTTGAAAATAATTTAAATACATATTCTGATTTTATTTTTGCTGGTTTAAAGAAATTTGGTGGTGTTCATAGGTTACCATACTTTTGGATTTTGAAATTAGGTTCAATTTGGAACCGATATAAAAATTATGTTAATGATGGGACTGATTATATTACACCTATTTGGACTAATTTTAATTATTTAAATAATTTTGACCCGATTAACAATTTGGCATCAACTACTTATGTTTTGTCTTCAGAAACATTTAATACAACATCAATTACATTAGAAAATACCCAAACATCATCAATAAATTATCATATTGGATTTTATCCAAAACTGGTAAATGATTTTTATTTTTTACATAATGGTTCTTATTTATATAACCCAAACTCAGTCACAACTTCATTAGATATACAAAACGCATTACAAACCGCACTTGATAACCGAGAAATTATTTTATTTAATGCTGACCAATCAAATATCCAATCTTCAAACATTAATTTAAAAACTTGGACTGTTTTAATTAAAGTTAGTAATTCGGAAGGTGAGGAGTCTTATACAATATGTCCTTCTTTTGGTACAACAACTAATCAAATTAAAAAAGAATGTTTTGACGGCAATAATAATAACATAATCTCACTTTCAAACAATCCAAGTATTCATAACGGTTCGGTAAGGTTATTTTGGGGAGCACCTAACTATGGGTATTTTAATACAACACCAATTAGAAAATCTAGTTATAATGAATATCTTAAAAAAGTTTATTCCGATAAACAAGAACAAGTAAGTTTTGAATTATTTTCTGAATTTATTTATTCAAACATTGAAGAATTATTTTCTGTTTTTGATACTGAAGAATTAAATAATTTTGAAATTGAATTTTTAAAATTTGCAAATCAGGGAAGTTCAAGTGTTTATTCTTTTGAGTCAATACTTAAAAAAATAACATTCTATAATGAAAAATCTGAGAATATTATTGGAGTTAACTATAACGAAATTGTTAAAAGTATTGCCATTTCACAAAGTTATGATGTTAGTACAACAATAACAAACTCGTTACAATACGATATTTTAATTAAACGAGGAAATCCGACTGGGTTTGATAAAAATTTGTTTAATATACTCTCATCAAATCCGTCTCCTGAAATAGTAAATCGATATAATATCCCAAACTATGAGATAACGCCAAATTCAGTGCCGACTAACTTTGGTATAACTTATAGTGAATCAAAGGCTCTATATCCAAACGAGTGGAATACTATGGAACTTTATGTCGGATTTTCAACAATTGATGGATTAAACTACGACGCTTCTGAAAATTATTTAACTAACTTCTTTAGAGTTTTCAATATAGGTTTTACAGTTGATAATATTAAATTATTTAGAAATTTAATTAAAATGTATGGAACAACATCAATTTTGGGTAATTCTGGAAATATTGATGTTTTTAAAAATAAAATAGACACTTATTTAAATATTACTGATAATTTATCGGGTGAAACTTTCACAAATTTTATCACATCTTTACAAAAAAAATTAGGTGGTGGTAATACAAATACTGAAAAAATTGATTCGGTTTTAGAAGGGTTTCAAAGTAAAGTTGAATTATATGATATGTTTAAAGCAATTAATGATAAATGGATTGCTGGAAATGATTATACAAAAATTGATGAAAACTCTGACGCTCCTTTATTTAAAGATTATTTATTTGTTGACAGAGCAAATAGAAATGTTGGTGATATATTTGTTGATATTACAAAAGTTAATTCGTATTTAAAAGGTGCAAATCTTAAATCAAACGTTTTTACAGTTGTCGGTTCAATAATAAAAGACCATAATTTTGTTAGTTTTTTAATGCCATCATACATTAATTTTTATGGAAGACAAACTCCAACTGGACAGGATGATACTTCAAAAAATACTGAACCAAATGAATTTGCGAACAATTTATTTGGAACATTTGATACTGTTGATTATCAAAGCTCAAAACCAAAAATGTTAAATATATTTGTTGATAAACCTTCACAACAAACGGATAACAAATCCAAACTTAATGGATATAAAGATGATGGTTTAGATATTACAATATGTGCTGAAAATTCTGTTGGGGTTGATGCGTCTCAAAAAAGAAACTTTTCTTTAGAAAATAGAATAGTTGGTTTTGCGGTTGACTTTGAATTACAAAATCAAGGAGTTTTCAAAAAAATAAATGTAAGTCAGGATTTAGGTAAGGCAACAAGTGAATCCTTAATGGCTGAGTATAATTTAGCTAACTCAAGTGCTGGAATTCAAACATCAACACAAAGTGTTAGTTTATATAACATTTATAAAACTAGAAGTTACGCTGCGTCTGTTGAATCAATGGGTAACGTAATGATTCAACCATCAATGTATTTTGTTTTAAGAAATATACCATTATTTGCAGGGTCTTATTTTATTACTGAAGTGAACCATAGTATAGGATTAGATGATTTTACAACATCATTTACGGGTACAAGACAGGCGGTTGCTACATTACCAAAAGTGGATACACTTTTCCAAACAATTAAAAAACAATTATTAACTAATTTAGGTAGTACATTTAAAAATCAAGGTGGGTCTACTACAGGTATACCAAACAATTCTGTACAAATAAAAAATAGTATAACTAATTCTATAATTGGTGGTAAAATAATGTCTAATACCCCAAATTGTAATAAAGATGAAGCTTACTCTAATTATACAAAATACACAGGGCTTACTAAAAATGAAGGTGTTGATGTTATTGTTTCGGCAATTAAAGTATTGCCTACAACTGATAAAGTTCGACTTTGTATTTTTATTAGTTGTTGGATTGAATCAGGATTATCTATAAATGAAACAACAAATCGTTTGCAGTTTTTTGGTAATAATATCGCGGGAGTAACATTAGATTACGATTACCATGGTGAACTTAAAAACTATATTACTTCAAATTTCATGTGTTTAACTAACACCAGCCAATATACACAAACATATGCAGTCTTTGAAAGAGAAAACAGTTTATATGATTTTATGATTGCGGCATACCCTGATTACATTAATAATAACGTAAATGATATAATAAACAAAGATACGTTTGCAAATGAATTTTCAAAATTTTGGATAGAATATTTCCCTTATAATAAAGTAGTTAATACTCCAACAATTTTTAATGACTATATACAAACCAATAACGAAAATTATCAAAAACTGTTAAGTAAAATTAAAAAAGGATTTGATATTTACCAAAGTATTATTCCTATTAGTGAGTAATTTCATTATTGACGAATATTTATAATAAAATAATATTATGAACACTAAACAAATTTTAGACAGATACTTAGGTAAGAGTACAAGAATTACTGAAACTGACAAAGGAAATGGTTTTAAAGAGGTGTGTGATTTAGATACTGGTGATTGTTATACAATCAGAATGAAAGATGGTTTAATTGAGAGAGTTAATAATACTCTTAATACTAATAAAAAAATAAACGTAGAAACAACTCAAGGTTTCAAACAATTATTAAATGGTTAAAATGGGAATTTCAGAAACAATTTTGGAAGAATTAAAAAGATATAATAAGATTAATAATTATATCACCGAACAAGAAGCGGGATTACCACCTGTACCTGGTGAAGACCCATTGGCGGCACCTGCAGCACCTGACGCTGGAGCTTTACCACCGGCACCTGAAGCGGGAGTGACACCTCCACCGGCGGATGCTCAACCTATTGATGTTGCAAATGACCCTGATGTTGAAAAAGTAGGTGATGAAGGGGAATCTTCTGAAACTGAAGAATTAGAAATTACTGATTTAGTAAAATCACAACAAAATATTGAAACAAAACAAGAAGAATATTTTAATAACTTATTTAATCAATTAACTGATTTAGAAAGTAAGTTAAGTAATATGGAAAATATTTTTACTAAATTAAATGATATCGAGGCTAAGATTGAAAAATACAGAGAAAAAACTCCACAAGAAAAACTTGAATTAAGAAGTTTAGACTCAGGGCCATTTAATCAAAAATTAACTGATTTTTTTGTTGACAAACAAGAAGATATTGAAAAATCAGGAAAAAATGAATATATTTTAACAACTGATGAAGTTGAAGATTTCACTCCTTCAGAAATTAAAACAACTTTTAACGATTACGGAGAAGAAACACAATACAAACCTTTGAAATTCTAAATTTCAAATTTGATTATCACGGCTGACACACTTATACTTGAATATTAACTAATAAATTATATACACAAAATGGCGACAAATTCCTTAGATGCTGTACTCGCTCAGTACGAAAAAGCGAAAAGTGGAGGTAACTCTGCAAACAAAATGTCTCAAGAAGACAGAATGAAAAAATATTTTGCAGCAATTTTAACGCAAAATGAGAACTCAGGACAGAAACGTCTTCGTATTCTACCTACACCTGATGGGTCATCACCTTTCAAAGAAGTATGGTATCACGAAGTACAAGTTGAGGGTAAATGGAATAAAATCTATGACCCAGGAAAGAACGACAACGAGCGTTCACCTTTGACTGAAATTCATGATGAATTAATGTCAACAGGTAAAGAGTCTGATAAAGAACTCGCAAAGTCTTACAAACCTCGTAAATTTTACATCGTTAAAGTAATTGACCGTGATAATGAAGCGGACGGAGTTAAGTTCTGGCGTTTTAAACACAATTACAAGAACGAAGGTATCCTTGACAAAATTATTCCGATTTGGAAAGCTAAAGGTGATATCACTGACCCTGTTAATGGACGTGACCTTATCATTGAGTTAACAAAGGCTAAGACTCCAAAAGGGGCAACTTATACAGTTATTCAAACAGTTATGCATGACGACCCATCACCTGTTCACACAGATGCTGAAACGGCTAAGTCATGGATTGAAGACCCACTTACTTGGGCAGATGTTTACTCTAAAAAACCTGTTGAGTACTTGGAGGCAATTGCTCGTGGAGAAACTCCAAGATGGTCATCTGATTTAGGTAAATATGTTTACGGTGATAGTTCATCTGATGAAGGTACTATCGGTGGTTCATATGTTGACCCACAGGCTGAGGCTGAGCCGGATGGTGATTTACCATTCTAATTTATAAAAGGTTGGACACTAATATACACAAAGTGTCCAACCTTTGCTATTTTTAAACAACAAACAATTTAAACGCATAGACATTTATGGCAATAAAGAAAAAAGAATTTTCGTTAGATGCAATCAAAGACAAATATTCAACCAAGACAAAATATAAAGAAACAGACTTTTATGAAGTCGGTGAAGCTTTCCATAATAGTTGCGGTTTACCTGGCCCTGCTTTGGGTAACATCAACATGTTCTTGGGTCACTCGAACTCTTCAAAAACGACCGCGCTTGTCAAAGCCGCTGTGTCTACTCAGCAGAAGGGGCATTTGCCTGTTTTCATTATCACCGAGAAAAAATGGAGTTGGAACCACGCAGTAGAACTTGGTCTTAAGGCTGAGATGGTTGACGGTGAGTGGGACGGACAATTTATTTTTAATGATAATTTTGATTACATCGAACAGGTTACAGACTACATCAACGAATTATTAGACGAACAAGAAAAAGGTAATATTCCTTATTCTCTTTGTTTCCTTTGGGATTCTGTTGGTTCAGTTCCTTGTAAGATGACCTTTGATGGTAAAGGTGGTAAACAACATAACGCATCTGTATTAGCAGATAAGATTGGTATGGGTATCCAAGCTCGTATTACCAAATCTCGTAAAGAAGACTATCCATATACAAATACACTAGTGGTAGTTAATCAACCGTGGGTTGAATTACCTGACAATCCATTTGGACAACCAACAATTAAGGCAAAAGGTGGTGAGGCTCTTTGGTTGGCATCGGCTCTTGTATTCTTGTTTGGTAATCAGAAAAATGCTGGTATTAATCACATTACGGCAACTAAAAATGGTAGAACAGTATCTTATGCTATCAGAACAAAAATTTCTGTTTTAAAGAATCATATCAATGGATTAGGATATAAAGATGGTAAGATTATTGCAACACCACAAGGATATATTGCTGACGATAAAGATGCTCTTGAAAAATATAAAAAAGAGTATTCACAATATTGGAACGCAATTCTTTCAGGGACAGGGGAGTTAATCCTTGATGAGACTGAAGAAACTTTTGCAAACGAAAACGAACAATTTTAATTTTAGTTCGTGAAAAAAACACTACTTGTTGACGGAAATAATCTGATGAAGATTGGATTTCATGGTGTGAAGGATTACTTCCACAATGGAGAACATATCGGAGCTTTGTATCATTTTATGAATACACTTCGTAAGTTTATCAGTGAGCATAACTTTGACAAGGTAGTAGTATTTTGGGATGGTGAAGATTCTACGAGTTTACGTGGAATTCTTTACCCCAAATACAAACAAAACCGACGATTGGTTATGGAGGACGCAATCTTTATGTCTTACCTAAAACAAAAAAATCGTATCAAACAATATTTGGAAGAAGTCTATATAAGACAATTAGAAATTAGTGGTAGAGAGGCCGATGATTTAATTGCTTATTATTGTCAAGTATCTGAAAATGAAGACAAATTAATTTTTTCGTCAGACAGAGATTTAACACAACTTATTTCTGAAAATGTATCCATATACTCACCATCAGTTAAAGCTACGTTTAAACACGGGGATAAGATTAAATTTGATAATTTTGAGTTCCCACACTATAACGTAAAAACTTTAAAGATATTAACTGGTGATAAGTCAGATAATATTGAAGGTATCTATCTTTTGGGTGAAAAAACTTTAGTTAAATTTTTCCCTGAGATACTTGAAAAAGAAGTTTCTTATAACGATATTTTAACAAGAGCTGAAGATTTGTTAAAAGAACAAAAAGACAATCAAACTCTAAAGAATCTTTTAACAGGTAAAACAAAATCAGGCATCTTTGAACAAGAATTTTTCCAAGTTAATGAACAGATTGTGGACTTATCTAATCCTTTATTGAGGGATGAAGACAAAGAAGAAATACAGTCAATCGTTACTGAAAAATTGGATATCGAAGGTAGAAGTTACAAGAACTTAATTAAGTATATGGTTGAAGACGGGTTGTTCAAATACCTACCAAAAGGTGATGATGCTTGGACATACTTCATCCAACCATTTATGAAGTTAACAAGAAAAGAAAAAACAAAAACAAACAAAAAATAAAATAAATTATGAAAGAACAAGACATTACCAAACTGGAATTCTTGATGACGGTAAATAACAATTTTATCGTACAACGTTTTTTTAACGTTAAAGGGTATAACCCAAAGGCTCAAAACTCAGCTGAGTTGATTGATTTGATGGATGGTTTCATTTCAGATTTGAAAGAAAATTTCAAGATGAAAACTGTAAACTACATGTTGGATAATCAATATCAGATTAGTGAAGACCCTGAGGTGTTGAACACATCATTTACTGATGGGCCTGAGTCGTTTAACATCTATATCAAAAATGGTGATACGACAATGTGTCATTATTCATTTGATGCTAAACTTTATCCACCGAAGGTGAGATACACCGTAGACATACGCCCGTTCCTAAAAGGTATCCTTTTTGGTCTTACTGACGTGTTGTCATCTAGAAATTTAACACACGAATACATGGGTTATCAGCTAGCTCGTTGATATTTATTGAAAAAACAAACATAATATGGCTGACAAAAATTTTGATTATTTGGGAGAGACCTTCCAATTACAACTTCTTAATCAAATGATAGTTGATAAGGACTTTTCACACTCAATTATTGAGGTGATTGAACCTAACTATTTTGAAAACAAATACTTCCGATTATTTGTTCAAATGGTTAAAGAATACTATTCAAAGTTTGAACACAGTCCTAGTTTTGAGACAATTCAACAAAAAGCTAAAAGTGAAATTAGTCAGGAGTTATTATTAAAGATAACTCTTGACACTATTTCTGATATACAAAATGTTACCGAAGAGGGTACTCAGTTTGTTCAGGAAAAGGCTTTGAAGTTTTGTAAACAACAAGAACTTCAAAAGGTTATGGATAAAGCTAAAAAAATTATTGACCACGGTGAGTTTGAAAACTACGACACTTTGGAAGAAATGGTTAGAGAAGCTTTACAGGTTGGAAACGTGGATAGAGGAACAGGGGATGTGTTTCAAGACTTAGATGAGGTATTAGCGGATGATTACAGACATCCAATCCCAATGGGAATACCGGGTATTGACAATCTTTTGAAAGGTGGTTTGGCAAAAGGAGAAATTGGTGTTATATTAGCACCCACAGGTGTTGGTAAATCAACATTAACAACAAAGATTGCTAATCACGCTTTTAATTTAGGATTTAATGTTTTACAAATCTTCTTTGAGGATAATTATAAGATTATTCAAAGAAAACATTTTACATGTTGGACAGGTATTGCACCTGATGAATTAAGTAATCATAAAGAAACAGTGTTGGCAAAGGTTGCTGAAATTAAAGAAACAATGCCAAACAAATTAGTAATGAAGAAGTTACCTTCTGACACATTAACTATGAATCAGATTAAAAATCAGATTAGAAAAATGATTGCTGATGGGACAAAGATTGATATGGTTATTTTAGACTATATTGATTGTGTTACACCTGAGAAAATGATGGAAGACGAATGGAAATCTGAAGGTTCAGTTATGAGAGCATTTGAATCAATGTGTCATGAATTGGACATTGCAGGTTGGACAGCGACACAGGGTAATAGAAGTTCTATTTCATCTGATGTAGTAACAACTGACCAAATGGGTGGTTCTATTAAGAAAGCTCAAGTAGGACACGTCATCATCACGGTGGCAAAATCACTACAACAAAAAGAATTGAATCTTGCGACTATTGCGATTACAAAGTCAAGAATTGGTAAAGACGGGGTGGTATTTGAAAACTGTAAGTTCAATAATGAAATGTTAGAAATTGACACAGAAAGTACTACAACATTCTTAGGACTTGAGGAACAAAAGGAAGAAAGAAATAGAAACAGGATTAAAGAAATTATGGAGAAAAGAAAACAACAAACAGTATAATTATTAAAACAATATGGAACAAAAAATGGAAAAAATTTTAGTAGAAAATCCAAATCGTTTTGTAATCTTTCCAATACAATACAACGATATTTGGGAATATTATAAAATGCATCAAGCCGCGTTTTGGACGGCAGAAGAAATTGATTTAAGCGGTGACCTACGTGACTGGGAAAACTTATCAGAAAATGAACAATATTTTGTAAAAAATATTTTATCGTTTTTCGCAGCATCAGATGGTATCGTAAATGAAAACTTAGCTGAAAATTTCTATAGAGAAGTACAATATCCTGAAGCTAAATTTTTCTATGGTATGCAACTTGCTATGGAGAACATTCATAGTTTAATGTATTCTCTTCTTATTGATACTTACGTATCAAATGAAGAAGAAAAGAATAAATGTTTCACTGCGTTAGATAATTTACCTGCGGTTCAGAAAAAGGCTAAATGGGCTTTGGATTGGATTGAAAATGCATCGTTTCAAGAAAGATTGGTTGCGTTTGCGGCAGTTGAAGGTATCTTTTTTTCAGGTTCATTCTGTTCTATCTTTTGGTTAAAATCAAGAGGTATTATGCAAGGATTGTGTAATGCTAACGCTTTGATTTTCAAAGATGAAAACCTACACTGTGACTTCGCAATTCACTTGTTAAACAATCACGTTGAAAACAAACCAAGTGAAAAAAGAATTAAAGAAATTCTACTTTCAGCTCTTGAGATTGAAAAAGAATTCATCACTGAATCACTACCTGTTTCTTTAATTGGTATGAACCAAAACTTAATGAAACAATATCTTGAGTTTGTTGTTGATGGTCTATTGGTAAAGTTTGGATGTAAAAAACAATTTAATGTTGAACAACCATTTAAGTTCATGGAACAAATTGCGGTTGAAACAAAAGGTAATTTCTTCGAGTCAAGAACTGTTGAATACCAAAAAGCTAAATTGAATGAAACATTGTCCTTTACTGACGATTTCTAATTTATTATTTTTATAGAACTATGATGTCACTTAAAATTAAAAAGAGAGGTGGAGATG